CAGGAAAGTTTTTAACCACTAACGGTACGGCTACTTCTTGGGCCGCTGTTCCAAATCCTAACGAAGCCACTGTTACTGATTCTGGTCTTGTATATGGTGAAACTAACACGACAGATGGTATTTGGAGCGGCACACTTAACCATGCTGCCAACTATCAGTATCGCTATAATGCAGGCTTTGATGATAAAAGAATATCTTTTCCTAGCACCTCTCCTGTTTATGCTGCTGCTGTAGCTGGGAATATTATTGCTGGAGGTGTTCAACAAATCAAGATATTTGATGGTACAACTCTGCATGATTTTGGGTATGTGGATTTCTTTGCTATAGTTGGTTCAGATGTTATTATTGCCCCTACTCTTGCTCCTTTAGGTAATTATGGATGGACTTGGGTTACCTTCTATGCTGATTATGTTCAGTTGATTGGTGTTAAGGGCGGTAATGCACTTCTGGGTTATCAAGCCGGTAATAATGCTCCTAACGGTAATAAGAACACCATTCTGGGCTATAAAGCTGGCTTAAGTATTACCAGCGGCTCTGGTAACATTATTATTGGTGCTAATGCTGACGCAGCCAGTAATGTATCCAACGAAGCAATTATTGGTTCTAACACCATTACTACCACTCGTTTGTATGGTGCTTTGGCGGTTGGAGGAACCAGTAAAGGAACTTCTGGGCAGGTGCTGACCTCAAACGGTTCTGGTTCTGCGCCTTCATGGTCTACACCGTTATCTGGAACGGTAACTTCGGTAGCCTTGTCTGTCCCCACTGGTTTGACTGTATCTGGAAGTCCTATAACGTCTTCTGGTACGTTGGCACTGTCGTATACCGCTGGTTATTCTATTCCTACCACAGCTTCTCAGACTAACTGGGATACTGCCTACGGCTGGGGTAATCATGCAAGTGCTGGTTATTTGACCTCTGCTACGGCTGCAAGCACCTATGCTCCTTTGACGGGTACAGGCACTAGCGGTACGTGGGGTATATCGATTACTGGTAATGCTGCAACGGTCACTAACGGACTTTATTCAACTGGATCTTATGCTAACCCGTCTTGGTTAACTTCTCTAGATGGTTCTAAGATTTCAGGAACAATTAACGGTGGAACTTATTAAAGGAAAACTATGGCTTCTACTATCGTAACTAAAAACTCCAGCACTGCTTCTGCGGTTCCTGTCACTGGAGACTTGACTCAAGGTGAGCTTGCAGTTAACGTAACTGACAAGAAACTTTACACCAAAGACAGCGGAGGCACTGTTGTCAAGCTGGTTGGTGGCTTGGGTAACCAAGAAGCTAACGCAGTGGCTATCACTGGCGGTTCTATCAATGGAACCACTGTAGGGGCTACCACGGCCTCTACAGGTGCTTTCACGACTCTTTCAGCATCTAGTACGACTACTTTGTCGGGCGGCACAGCCAACGGAGTAGCGTACCTCAACGGCTCCAAGGTAGTCACCACTGGTTCTGCACTGACGTTTGATGGAACAAATTTAAACCTGCTTACTACTAATGGCAAAGTAAGAATTACGCCCCCAACAACTACAAACTATGCGTTGACTCAAGCATCAAACGCAGGTGGTGGTTTTTACACAGGTATTGAAGATTCAACTGGTTCTTTATTTACTGGTACGGCATACGCAGGTGTTGTTTGGCATACAGGAAACTATCCGATTGCTTTTGGTGTCAACAACTCCGAACAAATGCGCCTAACCAGCACAGGGCTGGGTATTGGGACGAGTTCGCCTGCTGCGAAATTGCATTCATCCAAAGCAGATGGGGGCTATGTATTCGCAGTGTCTGGAACTACCAAAGGGATGCGTGTCAGTACCGACGCAAACCAGACGTTGCTGCAAGGTGTAGACAACACGCTGACTGGTTCGTATCAGCCTCTAACTTTAGGCGGCAGTATTCTGCTATTCCAAACCAATGGAACAACCGAGGCAATGCGCCTCGACTCCTCCGGTAACCTCGGATTGGGGGTTACGCCGAGTGCTTGGGCTGCAAAAGGCTTTCAAATTTCTTCTGTGACAAGTGTTGCTCAAGATGCAAACGGATACGCATCTTTTACAAACAACGCATATAACGACACAGGAAGCAGCTACAAATACTTGACTTCTTCTTATCAAGCAGCTTTATATCGTCAAGCTGCGGGAGTACACGCTTGGTTCAACGCCCCCTCCGGCACAGCAGGTAACGCCATAACGTTCACCCAAGCAATGACGCTGGATGCTAGTGGGCGACTGTTGATTGGAAATACAACCAATTCAAACGGAGAAGCTCTCCAAATTGACGCTAACGGTGTTGGTTCCACGTTATATACGGCATTATTTCGCAATACAAGTACAAGCACTTCTGTTTATAACGCTGTTCGCTTTTTGCAAGGAGCGTCTGGTTCTGCCATTGGTTATATTGGAACAGGTGGTTCAGCAGTAGCTAACGCTGCTTTTGCCAACAATTTTGTAGTTGGAACGCAATCTAGCAGCGCATTGGTATTTAACACCAACGACACAGAACGCGCCCGTATCGACTCCAGCGGTAACTTGCTGGTGGGGGTAACCAGTGGAACTCGTAATTGGATTTCTAAGGATAACGCTGGAGGGTATGCGCTAACAATAAACAATTCCAATGCCAACCCAATCGGCGCACAGATTTATCACAACACCGATTCAAACGGAACAGGAAATCAGTTTTTAGATTGCCAAGGTGCGGCGAATGTTCGCGCACAAATTCGCTCCAACGGTGGCATCGCCAACTACCAAGCCAACAATGTAAACCTGTCTGACCGCCGTGAAAAAACCAACTTTGCACTGGCTGGCGAGTATCTGTCGAAGATTTGCGCGATTCCTGTGCAGACTTTCAATTATGTCGACCAGAATCTTGAAGACGACCCCGGCTTGACGTTGGGTGTAGTGGCGCAGGACGTTCAAGCTGTTGCTCCTGAGTTGGTCAGCGAGAGCAATTGGGGAACTGAAGAAGAACCCAAGATGCGTCTTTCTATTTATCAGACCGACCTGCAATATGCGCTAATGAAGGCATTGCAAGAACTCAAAGCAGAATTTGACGCTTACAAAGCAACCCATCCCTGAAAGGTAAATAATGACTATCACCTGGACAATCACTAATCTCGACCGCCGTACCTCTGACGGTTTCGTTACCACAGCTCACTGGACTGCCACGGCAGTGGATGGTGACTTCTCTGCCTCTATCTATTCCACCGTTGGTTGGACAGAAGGGACTCCTACGGTTCCTTATGCTTCCCTGACCCCTGAAGATGTTCTGGCTTGGGTGTGGGCCTCTGGCGTGGACAAAGCAGCCACTGAAGCTGCCTTGGCTGCTCAGATTAATGCTCAGAAGAATCCCACCGCAGCTACTGGACTTCCTTGGTAATTTGTGGTATGCTCTAGGTTTAACCAGGAGTTTACTATGAATATTACCCTCAGTCTGGATATTAATGAAGTTCAAGGTATTTTGAAGGTTCTCGGAGATCTTCCAACCAGTTCAGGTGCTTATCCTCTGGCGATGAAGATCAAAGAACAAGCAGAAGCTCAAATACCTAAAGAAGAGCCAAAAGAGGAATAAATGGACGAAGTTAGCCACAAAGAGATCTACGATAGGCTTGTTCAGGTTGAACAGAAGGTTGATAAGATCGACAACAACACCAAGGATATGGTAAGTGCTTTCAGAGCTGCTTCTGGGGCTTTTACGGTGCTAGAGTGGCTGGCTAAGGCTGTTAAACCTATCCTGATCGTTGGGGCCTTCTTTGGGGCTATCTATGCAGCGGTTTCTCACAAGATATCCTCATAAGGAATAATGATGGCTACTAAAAGCGAAAAGAAGATCGGTAAGGTTATGCGTGAGTACAAGGAAGGTACTCTGCATAGCGGTAAAGGCGGTCCTGTGGTGAAGAACCGTAAACAGGCTATCGCTATTGCCATGAGCGAGGCTAATATGCCCATTCGTGGTCAGCGTACTGCCACTAACAAGAAGAACAAGAAGAAATGAGAGAAGTCACAGCAGGTAGTAATATCACTGCTGCAACCCCTACTGTTGTCTACAAAGTTCCTGTTGGGTATTATGCCAAGTGGAATCTTTTGTATGCTTTGAACGGTACTGGCTCCACCAAACACATAACAGTTACTTGGCGAGATGTTAGCGCAAGTGCTGATATAAACATTCTGTATGAATACGCTGTTAGCTCTAAAGACTTTCTAAAGATTGATGGTGGGGCTTACATGGTGATGGAAGAAGGGGATTATATAACGGTTACCTCTGAAGCCGGTAGCACGTTTACCACCATCTGCACATTTGAGCAGATTAAGAAAGAAGGAATCTAAATGTCCACCTACCTTGATATGGTCAATAATGTACTGACCAGACTCCGTGAACCTACGGTGTCTTCTGTGCAGGATAACTCTTATTCCAAACTGATTGGTGTCTATATCAATGATGCCAAGAGAGAGGTTGAAGATGCTTATGATTGGAACTCGTTGACCACTACGCTTACGGCTAACACCACTGACAGTCTATTTAACTATATTCTGACTGGTTCAGGTACACGCTTTCGTGTCATTGACGTTCTTAATGATACCAACGATACGCAGATGAATTATGCTGCTACCGTGTGGATGGATAAACAGTTCTTATTGGTTCAAAGCGGTAAAGGTGCTCCTGCTTATTATAACTTCAACGGTGTTGACGTTAATGGAGACACTCAGGTTGATGTCTATCCCATCCCTGACGGAGCATACACCTTACGGTTTAACCTGATTGTTCCTCAAGTGGACTTGTCTGGTGATACTGATCGTATCTTGGTTCCTCCTCACTTGGTGAACATGCTGGCTTATGCGAAGGCTATTGCCGAGCGTGGTGAGGACTCAGGTATTCTGTCTTCTGAGGCTTACCAACTGTATCGTCTGTCCTTGGCCGATGCTGTGGCTATTGAGCGTAACCGTTACCTTGAAGAAGTGGTCTGGGTGAATCCGTAATGTCTGAACAACTACTTACCTCCAGTATTGCTGCCCCTGGATTCATGGGAGTAAATACCCAGGATTCCTCTGTGGCATTGGAGTCTGGTTACGCCACCATTGCTTCTAACTGTGTGATTGATAAATTTGGACGTATTGGAGCACGTAAGGGATGGCTTCCTAAGCATTCCTCTAATGCTGACTTAAGCACCGCTAACGTTAAAGCAATTGGTGAATTGATTGCCGCAGATGGAACCTCGTATATCGTTGCTGCTGGTAACAATAAGTTATTTAAACTCAGTGGTTCAACCCTGTCTGTGCTAACCTATGGTGGGGGCGGAGTAGCTCCAACGATTAGCAACGACCGTTGGCAGATGGCTCCGTTGAACGGAATCCTTTATCTGTATCAAGAAGGGCATGATCCTTTAATCTTCGATCCTGCGGTGTCTGCAACCACGTTTAGGCGTGTTTCTGAGAAGACTGGATACCTGGGTACGGTACAGAATGCAAACTGCGTTGTAAGCGCCTATGGACGCACCTGGAGTGCTTCTACGAGCACAGATAAGAACACCATTCAGTTCTCTGATCTTTTGTCGGGTTTCGTGCTCAATACTGGTTCTTCTGGGTCGCTGAATGTGGCTCAGGTATGGCCTGCCGGTGCTGATGAGATTCAAGGCTTGGCTGCTCATAATAATTATTTGTATATCTTTGGTCGTAGACAGATTCTGATCTATCAGGGCGCTAATGACCCTACGAATATGTCTTTGGCTGATACTGTTAGCGGTATTGGTTGCTGTGCTCGGGATACGATTAAGGTTACTGGAGATGATATTATCTTCTTGAGCGATACTGGTGTTATTTCAATGAAACGAGTGGTTCAGGAAAGATCTGCTCCTTTGCGGGATATTAGTGCTAATGTCCGTGATGATCTGGTAGCTGCTGTTAATGCTGAAACCCTGGCAGACATAAGAGCTGGTTATTCTACTAACAATGCCTTCTATATTCTGACATTGCCTGTAACTGGAATCACTTATTGCTTTGATCTCAGAAACACTCTCCCTAACGGGGCTGCTAGAGCTACTACTTGGACTCTTGTCCCTAGAGCCTTGTTCTCTACCCGATCAAAAGAGTTCTTGATGGGTTTTGCTGGGTTTGTGGGCTATTACGCAGGTAATTTGGACAACACCAGCACCTATCGGATGAGTTATTACACTAACTACTTCGATCTAGGTTCTCCCACAGCAATTAAGATCCTGAAGAAGATCAGTTTCACCATCATTGGTGGTAACGGAGCTGATGTGGTTCTTAAATACGGATTTGATTATAGTTCTAACTATAACTCTCAGTTCCTTCAGTTAGGAGATGTTAATCCTGCTGAGTATGGTATCGCTGAATATAACATCGGTGAGTATACTGCTGGTGTTGTATTTGATAATCAAAAGGTTCAAGTCGGCGGGGCTGGTAATATCATTCAATTAGGTATTGAAACAATCATCAGTGATTTTGAGCTTTCAATTCAAAAACTAGACGTATTCTGTAAAGCAGGAAGAACTAGATAATATTTCAGTCTAGTTATTGAAACAACAAGGAGAGTAAGAGTGTCGAATTACGTAAAGAGCACGAACTTTGCTACCAAGGATAGCCTAGCATCAGGTAATCCTTCGAAGCTGGTTAAAGGAACAGAACTCAATACAGAGTTCGATAATATTGCTTCAGCAATCACCTCTAAAGCAGATGCTTCTGGCGCTGTTTTGACAGGTACTGCTACGGCGGTTAACTTAACGGTATCTGGCACGTTCACTGCCACCGTAGACGGAGGGACTTACTAATGGCACTCACACCAGAAGAACAAAAGGCAGTCAGTGGCCTGCTTAGTGGGGGCGTTGGTGCTCTCGGTACGCTAGGCGCTGCTCAGTATGCAGCTAATCAGCAGAATCAACTAGCTAACAACCTTCTGGCTACGGGTCAGCAGGCTGCTCAAGCTGCTCAGTTCCGTCCTGTTGGTGTTACCTCCCGGTTTGGCACTAGCGGTTTCACCTATGATGACCAGGGTAGGCTCACTGGTGCAGGTTATCAGGTGGCTCCTGATGTTGCTGCTATGCGTGAGCGTTTGCTCGGTCAGGCAGGCACTAACCTAGAGCAAGCCACTCAAGCTGCTGGTCAGATCGCCCCTGTGGGCGCTGCTGCTCAGAGTTTGTTTAATCTCGGTCAGGGATACCTTGCAGAGTCTCCGCAAGCGGCTGCTCAGCGAGTGATGCAACAGCAGCAGTCTTTGCTGCAACCCGGGCGTGAGCAACAGTTGGCTCAGTTGACCAACCAACAGTTCCAGCAGGGTCGCCTTGGTCTGGGCGTTGGTGGAACCTCTGGTGCTGGTGGTAGCGTGGCTATGGGAGCTTCTAACCCGCAGCTTCAGGCTTACTATAATGCCTTGGCTCAGCAGGATGCTCAGTTGGCTGCTAACGCTATGCAACAAGGTCAACAACAGACTAGCTTTGGTGCTGGATTGTTCAACACTGGTGCTAATCTGCTTGGTCAGGTTCCTGCCTATCAAGTGGCTGCTCTGGCTCCGTACACTCAGTACCTCACTGGTGCTAGCACTGCTGAAGCCTTGGGTCAGAATCCGTTGGA